TTCTTCCTTGCTATTGAATCCATCACTTAAACTTCGTGAAGTGTTTGGAATCTCAAACATGTATCCACTATCTTTTGGAGTTTTATCAGGTTCGTTTTTAAACCAAAATATAAATTTTGCTAAATGTTCTTTTTTTGATGAAAAAGTCACTAATTTATTTTTAAATTTATCATCTATCATTTTAGATAAATCTTTCTCTCGTGTGTTATCGTTATAGGAATTATTTCCATTATTACGATAGTTATTTTCATATGAATTTGTTGATTTAGATTTTACGGGGTTTGGTTCACATTTTTTTGTTTTTCTGGAACGAATTTCATTACTTTTACATTTTTTTATTTTACATTTTTTAGTTCCAGGCACTCGTCGCGTTCCTTTTTTACATCTTTTCAATTTAGGCATTTATAATATAATAATATTTTTTATTTTTTATTTTTTTTTATTACATCGTTTAGTTTTAGGATTTCTGGTAGAACCAGGAGGGCATGGTTTTTTCATTTTCGCTGATCATTTTCGCGGACTTATGAACTAAAACTTTATCTTTATTACATCTACCAGTTTTAGGATTTCGTGTAGACCCTGGTGGACATGGTCGTACCTTTCTCTCTTCTCTTTTTTTTTGGTCTCTTACTATTTTTTCGTATTCTTTTGTATAATATACTAGTTTTTTATCCCAAAATTTAGAATCATTTTTCAATATTGTAATAAGTTTATTACATTCTCTTTTTGGACGAGATTTTTTAATACATTCCTTTAAATCCGCAAATTTAGATTTAGTTGGATAAGCCCATCCCCAGTGGTCAGGATGGAACATCATGCGTTCTTGTGCTCCATCATATAACTCAGCACTCATTTTTGCTAATTTATCCCAAACTTTATAAATGTGATTATAATATTCTGTTGCTAATTTTAAATCAGTATCAGTATTTTCCTTTTTAAGGCTTGCTTTAGCAGGTTGTCGTTTTTTTACTTTGCTTAATTTTAGTAAAGTTTTTTCCATTCTAGTTAAATCTTTTTTTAGCAGTGTAATAAGTTTATTACATTCTCTTTTTGGAGAACCTGCAGCGATACATTTTTTTAAATCATTATATTTAGATTGTGTACCATATCCCCATACAAGACCATCAGGATGGTGTGTATAATACTCAGGATCATTGCCTAATTCTGTACTTTTTTGTGATATTTGATTCCATAATTCATAAATTTTATCATGTAATTCTTTACCAGCTCTTAACTCCTTGGATAATTCCATTTTTGGACTTGGACTTGGACTTGGACTTGGACTTGGACTTGGACTAGGACTTCTACTAGGACTAGGACTAGGACTTTTACTTGCGAAGTAAGAAGCAGCGTTGAAGGGAATACCACTTGGACTTATAGGACTTGGACTTCTTCTAGGACTTGGACTCCTGCTATACTGTTCAGAAAATCTCCTTCCAGGACTAGAATTCACATCTAAAATAACCGCGCCATGGCCACTTACACCCCAGAATTGATTTTCTGGTAAATTATCACATTCATCAATTTTACATTTACTCCATCTAAGAGATTTTCCAGATTGTCGTGCTTGCCAATATGCACCATCATTTCCTTTTTTAACTGTATTTACTACACATTCATTTGCTGGTATAGGTGGACTTTTTCTTTTTTTAGACATATATTTTGGTTTTGAACTCGGTAAACAATTCATATAATATATAAATATAAAAAAAATAAATAATAAATAAATTAATAAATTAATATCTTTTACGACCCATATATCCAAGTATTCCATCTTTATAATCAATAATATTAGTATATCCATGTTTAAATAACGCATTTGCTAATATATGGCCTGCATCACATTGATTATCATAACAATATACAACAATTGGAACTTCTGTTAATTTAAGATTATTTTTTTTAATTAAAGATTGAATAGAACTATTAGATTTAATCATTTTTTTTATAGCATTATTAATTTGTGTTTTAGACATTTTACTTGCATCTTTATGATATAGATTGTATGAATTTGGAATATTAAGTTTATTATAATAATTACTATCTAACGCATTAATAATTAACCTATCATTATTTTGCATATGATGTAATAAATTCTTTTTAGTTATATTACATAATATATTTTGTGTGAATATATTTTTATTCCATTTAGACATTTTTTTATCTGAAACTAAAATATGAATATGGGAAATGTATGAAATTCCTTTAGATTTATAAGGTTGTGGACAATTTATATTAACATTACATTTACCATTTCCATCTAATTTCATTAATCCATTATTCATACTATTAACATAAGAATCAGGAAATTCTAAGTTTAAATTATTAAACATTTCTCTACTTCCCCAATAATATATTAGGCAATTACTATATCTTTTTCCCATATCAATTTCAATTGATTGACTTCCTTCTTTACTACCTAAAATAGGTAATGGATGAGGGAAATTAGTCCATGATTCATCATTTTCTGTAAATAAATTTAATCCTCGCATTTCAACATTGTTGCATGTATCACATAATTTATATGACATATTAATCTAAATTATTTTTTTTTTTTATTTATATATTTTATATATGAATAATTTAATTGTAAATAATGAAAATAAAGTAAATAAAGAAAATAATAAAAAGTTAACATTTAAAAATATTGTAACATTTAAAAATTTTATTAAATTAATTGCAGGATTATTCATATTACTTATGATTGCTATATGTATTGTTACATTTGTAACAGGTCTTAATCATAAATTTGTTCAGTTAAAAACAGATCATGAAGTTTACTTATTTTGGAGAAAAAATTTAGCAATTGCTTGGACATCTATAATATTTACAATATTTACAGTTATAATAGCAGTAGTGACAAACAAATTATTTTTATATTGTCCAGATTATAATGTTGAACCAAATCATCCATGGTTTAAACATTCATTACCATTACAAATTATGGATATACTGTTATCATTAATCTTTATTATTTTAGCTAAATTTTGGATAGGAATTATTATGACAAATTCTGTTGATAATTTAAATAATATAAAATACTTTAAATTTTTAAATATTGTATATAATGATGAACAACTTAAAAAATTAACAGTTAATAAACCATTTTTAGATATAAAAGCCAAAACAGGTAATATTACTACAGCGTTTATTACATTATTATTCCAAAGAAAATTAAAAAATAAATTAAATTATATGGTAACTTTGATTAATGATATTTAATTATTTCATTTTTTATAATATGTGTACATTTATACATTTCATCAATAGTGATATCTCCAATATTACCAATTCTAATTAATCTAGTATTATTTATAGGTGATGGATATAATATAATATTGTATTTACGTAGTGCCTGTGAAAAAACATCAAAATCAAAATTAGATATATATTCTGGAATATAATATGTTGATACTATTGGAGAATTAATAGTTTTTGGAATATATGGAATAAATCCAAATTCAGTTAATTCATTATAAATAATAGTATTTAATTTTTTATATTTATGATATCGTTCTTCAATACCACCATATTGAATTAGTTCATGTAAAGAAGTATTTAACGAATTTACAATTTGAACTGGTGGGGTAAAACGAAATTGATTTGATGATTCTAAATCTAAATATTGATTATATAAATCTAAACTTAATGTATTACTATTATTTTTACATTCTTTTAAAGTTTCTTTTTTGCATATTATAAAGGACAATCCTGGATGACTATGCAAACATTTATTCGAACTTCCAACTAAATAATCTATTTCTAATTTATTAATATCAATCGGTATTCCACCATATGAACTAACACAATCCACAATCACTTTTTTATTATATTTTTTTATAATAGGTATAATATCATCAATTGGATTTAATATTCCACTCGTTGTTTCATTATGAACTAATGCTATATGTGAAGAATCACAATTTTTAATATTATTTTCTATTATAGTTGGTGTTATTAGTTCAGTTTTATTTAAGGAAACATAATTATTTAAATTATTATTAATACTACTAATTTCTTTTAATCGTTCTCCATATAAACCATTAGAAAATACTGTAAGTTTAGCTTCATTCGGTAAAGATGAAATTACTGCTTCATTACCATATGTACCAGAACCTTGAAGTAAAATACTTGTGTAAATATCTTTATTAGTATTACTTATATCTAATAATTTTGTTCTAACTGATTTTATAATATTTATAAATATAGGTTCTCGTGCTGAATAATCTATATTTAATTTAGATTTAACACGTGATGAAGTCGTTAATGGACCAGGTATTAATAAAATATTTCGTAACATATTAATACTATAACTATAAATTATTATTAAGTAAAAAAAATAAATTAATTACTTAATAATAAAATTGATGTTATTAAAGTAATTATTATAATTATAAATATGTCATCAATTTGTTTTACAAAATGGCATGGAGAAGAGGGAATTGAAGAATTTATAAATAATCAAACTGGATGTAAACCTTTTAGTGGAGCTGGAATAAATCCTAGAATAAAAAAAAAAACGACTATATTAAAGTCGGTTGATGAAACATATTATTATAATGATGATATGAGTGACATAAATAATGTAAAATACACATTATTTGGTCATAATGGAGATCAAGATATTAATGAAAAAAGATTTAATGAACCTCTTTTAAATCCAGATAAAACGCAACATATTTATCTTTATAGAGTAACTAAAACAACAAAAAATAAATATATATGGTATGGTAAATATGAAATTATTGATAAACATATAAAACAACATATTGGAAAAGATTATATTATGAGAAATATAATAATTATATCTTTAAAAAAAATAAATATTTGATAATATTATGAATATACAAACTGCTAGTAGTAGTTTATTAATTATATTTTTATTAATAAGTTTTAATTTTACTGGTACTATAATAAATTGTTCCCTTCAAAGATTATTCAAAATGTCACGAATATCAAAATTAATTGTAATATTTTTTTCATTATTTATATTTGTAATATTATCGAATAATTCAAATAAAAATGAAAATCCATTTATAACTTTAAGAAATACATTAATATTATTTATTATATTTATATTAGCAACAAAAAATAAACCATTTATTACAACATTATTTTTATTATTATGGTTTATAATATATTTTATAGAATTATATAAAAAATATAAATACCCATACGTAAAAAATACAAAAAATATTGAAAATATGTATATATTTGGAAATAATAAAAAAAGATTTAAAGAAAGTCATACTGACAACTTAGATATGTATATATTATTACATAATTTACAATTTATAATATTTTGTCTTTCACTAATATTATTATTGTTAGGATTTATATTATATTATTTAAAAAAAAAGGAGGAATATGGTAATGAATGGTCAAATATTACATTTTTTATTGGTTCACACAAATGTAAAAGTGTTCGTTAAATTATTGAATTCTTAATTCACTATTATCTAATGAACAATTTTCATTAAAATCAAGATTTTCCCCATCTAATGAAAAATCAGATGGTCTTAAAATAGACCAATCTGTATCTGATTTTAAAATACCACATTTAGTATATATATATCCAACTAATGCACTACACCAAAATCTATCAGTTTTTTGTGGTTCTTTATCTTTTCTAAAAAAAGCTAATATCCAATCTTTAGGAATTACATCATAAGGTTTATTATATACTATTGAATGAACTAATTTTAAATTATCGTCAGAAAATAATTTAGAATCACAATTTATTTTTCTAATAATCACTTTAGAACCTTCAAAGTTAGATAACATTTCATGAATAGGGGTTATTTGAACTCCTAATTTAATTTTACCATCTTGTGGATCATATTCGCCTTCCCATCCAGATTCCCAAACATAAGTACCTTTTAAATTCGGGTCTATAAAAGATGGATCTTTTATTATCATTCCAACATGACTATAATTAGAGTGAGTGCTATATTGAATCAAATCAGAAAAATATTGTAGCCATCCTGTTTTATGACCAGTAAAGAAAATTAAATCTCCAGTTTTTAAATCATCCATATAAATAATACTTTATTTATTTTTAAATAAAATTATTTTAATAATAGTAAAAATATCATATGCGTCCTTTTCTGTATTCATTCTATATTTTATAATTTTATCTTGTTCATATATAATAAATAAATTTTTAAAATACCCAATTTTTGAAATAGTATTATAAAATATTTTTTTACTTTTTAATAATGAACTTACTAATATTTTATCATCACCTACTAAAATATTATATTTAATAAATTTATATCTACTATGTTTACATCTAAATTTTTGTTTAATAGGAATGCGACATAATGGACAAATTGATTTTTTAGTTATCCATAAATCTATACAGGTTTTATGAAATTTATGGTTACAATTTAATAATTTAATATTATCTTTTAATGGTTCTAAACATATAGAACACTCGTCCATATTAAAAATACAATATTAAATTTTTTATTTTTAATCTTAATTAGAATAAGCTAATCCACCCATACCACTCATAATTCTAAAAATATTATAATTTACTGCATATACTTTAATAGTTGCTGAACTTCCATTTTCAGAACTAATGGTATTACTTGTTAATGTTAAATTTAAGTGTGCATTATCTATTCTAGAAAAATTACATGTTCCTGATGGTTGATGGTCTTCTGGTGTCAACGCGAATGAATAAACATTTATTCCTGGAGCAGGACAGTTTGTATGATGTTGATATGGTTGAACTAAATTAAAATATTTTCCTTCTCTTTCTGAAAATCGGTCATTTCCATTTAGAACAATTTTACCTTTGCTAGTACAATTTACTCCATCATCTAATAAATTTAAATATTGTAAATTAGCTGTATTTGTTTGTAAACTTTTATTTAATTTAGTTGTTGTGTCGGGTATTTCTCCTTCAGTATTATTCAAATTCATAATTTTATTGTTTGAATCAATAAATTCTTCTGGATTATATTTTAATGTTCCGCTATCATACAAGAAATTATCGGTAGTATTTGTTCCAATAACTTTTTGTATTCTAAGAATAGCATCACTTGCGGTTATTGTCGTTGCTGTATTAATAGGTCTATCATATCTAATTATTAAGGCCCCCGTTTGAGGAGCTTGTGTACTAGTTAAATCTGTAACTGTTTCACCAGAAGCAATCGGTCCAATACCTGCACCAACAGTAGAACCATCACCACTTAATCTATAAAAATGAGTAATAGTTGCTAATGTAGATTTAAAAGCGGCTGTTACATCTGGATCTATTAATGTTACTGAATGTTGGTCACCTATTTTTAATGAACCATCTAAGAACCCACCAGTTGCTGTTCCATTAACACTAATATATTGAGATAAATTATTTCCAATAACTTGTAAAGCACCAGATGGCTCGTTTAACCCATTTGAAGTAGCAAATCCGACGATATTAAAATTGGCTGCGGCGCATGTTGCAGCACCATGAATACCATTTGAAAGATTTGTTGTGGCTGTTAAATGTGTCGAATTACCATCAGAACCTATAATATTAGTATATCTAACAACTGGTTCAGTATTTTTTATTAAAGGATATCCATATGGAATATTTTGTGGATGTTTACCTCCTACCATTCCTGGACCATAAGATGATTCTGGTGTACCTGTAAAACCACTATAATCCCATCTATCAGTATAATTAAAGTATTGGTGTCCTGCTTTGGTATTTGTATAAGTTCTTTTTCTATAATTTATAGGTTGTGCTACCCATATTATTTCTTTTACAGGGTGTGTAAAATTTAATTTAATGTTGACATTTGTAGTAGTTACAGATTCTTCCCCATTATATTGAAGTTGTTCAATTAAATATTCGTGTGGAACTTGAGCAAATCTTCTTCTTTCGTCGGTATCCAAATATATATAATCTACATATAAATGAGTATTACTAGATATAGTCTTTTCATCACTATTAATTAAATCACTGCCATAAGTATAAGCATCAGTACTATTATTTTTTTGAACGGCCCATATACATTCATTAAATGTTCTAAATGTAAAATTGAGAATAATGTCATTGTATTGTAATGCTATTAAAGGTAATGCCATACCAGGATTTCTACAAAACCAAAATTGTAATGGTATATATAAAGTATAATTACCAGTTGGATTTGAATTTAATGCATTTGTTGTTTTAGAACCATATATTTGGGTTAATTTAGGCACATTTCCAACCATTTCAGCATAACCTGGAGCATGCCCGGTTGTTTGTGATAATTCATTCCAAATATGAAGCCATTCTCCATAATGTTTATCTATTTTTTGTCCACCAATCGATAATTCTACTTCTTTTAATAAAACATGTCCTATCCAATTAACCCATCTAAAGGCACTACTATTTGTAGTAGCATCAGAATTTGCTTTACTAATATCTACTGATGGTAAAGTAATTTGTAAATACATTTTATGAACTAAATCAGCATTTCGTTGTAATGTAACAGAAACCTCTTCTCCAAAATTTGGACTTCCATTAAATACTTGCTTTATTGATTCAATAGAAAAATTAGTGTGTCGTCGATATACAGCTTTAAAAAATGTAATTTGTGGATTTCCAGTTAAATATATATCTTGTGAACCATATGCTACAATTTGTAATAATCCTCCACCCATTATATTATATAGATATTTTATAAATTAAGAATTAAAACTTTAAGTATAATATTTATTAAATTTAATAAATATTATTTAATTTAACTATATTTAAAGTATTTAATATAGTATTTAAAGAAATATATAATTGTTATTTATATGGCATTTAAAGTGAAAAATAAAACTATTAAAAAAGTAGATACACGTATAACACTTGATGCAAAATATAATGATAAATTAAATTTTATAAATAATAATAAAGATAAAATTAATGATAATAAAAATAAATTAATTAATCTAAATAATAAACTTAATAATTTATCAAAAAATTACAAAAAAAATATAGATAAAATTTTAGAAATTAAAGATTCTATTATTGATATCGAAGATGAAATTAAAAATTTAAATAAAAATGAAGATATTAATTATTTATTAGATACTGGACATATATTATTTGATTATTATGATAGTGTAGAAAATAAACAAAAAAAAATAATAAATAATATAAAAAAAGTAAATAATGATAAATCTGTATCAGAATATTTCAATATAAATTCTGAATATAATGGAAATTCTAAATCAGATATTTATGAATCATATATTAATAAAACAAATAATATTAACTCAAATAATAATAATATTAATCTAGAAATATGTAGTATTTGCAATCAAGAACAACGATTATTTTTATCTGAAGGTAAAATGATTTGTGAACATTGTGGTAACGAAACATTTATTTTAGTTGATTCTGACAAACCATCATACAAAGATCCACCAAGAGAAATATGCTATTTTGCTTATAAAAGAATTAATCATTTTAATGAATGGTTAGCACAATTTCAAGCAAAAGAATCTACTGATATTCCTAAAGAAATTTATAATGAAATATTGGTTGAACTAAAAAAAGAAAGAATTTTTAATATCAATAATTTAACGCAAAAAAAATTAAGAGAAATTTTAAAAAAATTAAAAAAGAATAAATATTATGAGCACATTCCTCATATTATTAATAAATTAAATGGAATTCCACCTCCTATAATGACACGCAAAACTGAAGAAGAATTAAGAAGGATGTTTAAAGAAATACAAATACCATTTCAAAATCATTGTCCTAGTTATAGAAAAAATTTTTTATCTTATTCATATATATTACATAAATTTGTTCAATTATTAGAATTAGATGAATTCATACCATGTTTTCTTTTATTAAAAAGTAGAGAAAAACTACATCAACAAGATATTATTTGGAAAAAAATATGTGGAGAACTAAGATGGCAATTTATACCAAGTATATAAATTATTTTTTTTTTATTTTTTTTATTTAAATGGAAAATACTATAGAATGTGATAAATTTATTTATATTAATGATACATTAGAATTAATAATTGAATTAAAATATTTTAAAAAACAAAAAAATTATGAATATTTTATTTCATACATATTTAATATTATAGAAAAACTGATTAGTATGAGAATAAATAAATTAAATGTAAATACGATGGATGTTGTTGTAAATTTAAAAGATTATAAAGTTAAAGACTTAGATGAACAGTTTGTTAAAATGATGATTGTTGTATTGCAAGATAAATATCCTGATAACTTGAATATTATTAATGTTAAAAATGCTACTATAATGGTAAAAGCAGTTTATTATATTATACGACCATTTATTGACAAAGAAACACGAAAAAAAATATTTTTCTTGAAAAAAAAGAAAAATAAGAAAAAAGGGGAAAAAAATATAAATGAAGATAAAATAGAAGATGAAGAGAAAATAGATGAAGAAAAAATAGAAGAATTATTCGATAATTAATTATAATTTAAGAATTTTAATTAATTATAATTTAAGAATTCTAATTGGTTTGTAATTATTGTCCTTTTTAGAAACTCCATTATCTAAAATTTCTAATATTTCTATATTATTATTATTAAATGCATTAGATATTCCAACATCAACCCTCCATAATTTATTATCACATTTACTATTTATATTATCTTGAACAGTATGTCCAACAATCATATGACCTACATTTAATAGTTTACTTACTTTACTAAATGAATTACATGCTGGTGTTTTTGAACCATAATTACGATTCCAAATAACACCTTTTTTATCTAAAAAATATTTTTGAATATCTTCATCATCCCAAGACTTTTTTCCTTGTAAATATAATCTCATTAATGTATTAATTTTAGTAATAAAATTATCTTTTTCATCTGGATTAATATGTTCTGGAAGTATACCAGCATGTACAAATATAAAATCACCAATTTTTAGTACAACATTTCTAGTACATGACAATTTATTAAATAAATCTCCTCCAGGTGAAAATAATTTTTCTCTTAATTCAATTCCACCTTGTAATTTAATATCTTTTTTTGATGAATATCTAAAATCTCCTAATAAATTCATAATTTCATGATTTCCAATTAAAGAATATACCCCTCCACCATATTTAATAGCTTTACTATGCAATTTATCCATAAAATTTATTAAATCTAATTCACCAAATGATTCTGTGTCTCCTCTACCTCCACCATCAACTTGATCACCTAATTGTACTATTATTGTGTTTTTTGGTTCGACTATCCAATTTTCATTAACATCAATTATATTAAAATTAATAAACATATCTTTGGTTTTATTAAAATCAGCATGAAGGTCTCCTATAACTAATATTCTGTTTGCTGGTGGAAGTATTCCATTATTCTTTTTTTTACAAACAAAGTTAGACATAATATAATAATATAAATTAATAAGTTTATTATAACTAAATTTTATATATTAATGTATTAAATGTTTTTCTATTTAATACAAAATTCCACATTAATACAACAAGAATTAGATAAAAATACTAAAATGATTAAAATATTTTTGTATGGTGGTATTTCATATATAATACTTCATGCAACATTATTTATTGGTGGTGAAGAAGCATTATTATATAGCTTAAAAAATTATTTTTGGTTGTTTTTATTATTAGATATAACAACTATATTTTTAATAAATAATAAAGATATTAATATTGATATATTAAATAATTTTTTGAAAAAAAATATAGTAAAAAAAGGAAATAACAAAGTTATTAAAAAAAAAATAGAGAAAAAAGTCCGTTTTGCTGAAGAAAATGAATATTCATCTGATAGTGATTCTGATATCGGTACAGATGTAGATTTTGAAGAATTCAAACAATCTTTAACTTTATAAATAATAAGTATGATCAAAATTTATAAGTACACATTTATCTATATCATATTCTATTTTTAATTTTTTATTAAGTTCTGCTTGTTTTGAATCTTCAAAATCTTTATGCGATTTGTATATTATATTATTATATTCTTGTAATGTTATCGTATTTTGTAATATCAAATTATCTAAATATTCATTTAATTTTTTTTTTTTAAGTTTTGGTTCTAATTTATTCCATGGCCGTGAATATATATTTATAACTCTGTTATTAACATATTTTTCTATATTTTCAATATTATTTTTTAAAACATCGTTAATATTTTTTGTTTTTTTTTCTTTACCTTTATTTTTAAGTAATTCTAATTCATCATTAATATCACTAGTACTCATTATATTATATAGTGTTATCTTCTTAGGTTCTTTTAAACATATCCAATTAGATAATAATATACATCGATTAATCTAATTGAATAATGCTCATATTTATCAGTTATAATATTGCTTAAATAATTATTTTTAGTTTTAGTGTTATAATTATAAATATCATTATAAATAGATTTTGTAGTTGGTCTAAACATATCTAAAAATGATAGTTTATTATATTGAGGTAAACTATTTTTTAGTACTATTATATATAATTTGTTATTGTAAATATTTATAGTATTTTCTATATTATTTTTAATATCTAAACTATTTATTATATCTTCTATATTAGACTTATTAAATAATTCAATATAATTCTTTTTATAGTATATAGCAGTTTTATTTAATTTAATTTTTCTGTTAGAATTCGATTTATATGTATTATGTAGTAATATAACACCGATACTATTAATTTTATTATTTGATATAATTATTCTTTTTTTCTTTTTAAATTTCATATTTTAATCTTGTTAATAATTAATGAAAATAATATTTTTATTAGTATTTTTTTTAGTTATTTTATTTTTATATTTAAAGATAAAAAAAGATTTAGAAAATTTTACATCAATTGGAATTGATGCTATAGATTCAGTAACAAAACAAGAATGTAAAATAATAGTAGATACGGTTTTATTAAATATGAATAAAAAATTTAATAAACATTTTCAAAGAGGTCAAATAGAAAGAGTGGAAAAAACGATGATTAATGAAAATACTATTAATTATATAATTAATGTGTTTGTATATAATCCAGATAAATATACTAATAAAAAAATTAATATAGATGTGACATATGATAATAAAAATATAATTTTAAATAAAATAGATAATGGTGTTTCACGAGAAGTATTAAATATAGAAAGAGATGCAATTGATTCTAGAGGTTCAATATTATTTAAACCAAAAGTTAATATAGACAAAGTAAAAAAAAATGCTGATTTAAAAAATAATTTTGTATATGTTGATTTTAATGAATCATCTAATAAAAATGTATCGCATACGAATTGGATATTACCTTTAGATGTTCCATCAGATGTTCCATCATATACATTAGGTGGAAAAAAAGAAACTGAATTGCATATATGGGATTCATTTGGTGTTTCTAATAAAAGTCATAATTGTCGTTTAGATATAGATAATCAACCGAATTTTGTAACAAGCAACTTTGCTGTTAGAAATAATGTATATGATTGGTTATTTGATCCTGCATCTGGTGTAGCTAGCCGTCCTATTGGGATTGGTTAAATAATGTTATAAATATGTATTAAATAATTAGCATATTCTATGTAATTTGTTTTTATTCTATGAAATAAATTTTCTTTTAAATTTTTTTTAGATATAGTTAGATTATATTTTGTAATCATAGCATTTAATAAATTATCTTGTATTTTTCGTTGGATTAATAAATTAATTATTTGATTATCTATATCATTTAAAGAATGAGATATTTCTTGAAATAATTCATCTTCTAATTTTTTAATTTCATCGAGTGTTTCAGGTTCTTCTTTTATCGTATTCATTACATTATATGATTAATTTAATTTTAAATAACAAAATTGATTAATATAAAGACAATAATATAAGTAATAAATACATGCATGAAGAAAGTCTTAAATTAATATATGACGATATATTTGTAAATTGTAAACTAGATAATACTGAATTGTATGATAATGACATATTTAATACTTTGCACGAACTAATATTAAATACCTACAAACAATTTAACATGATAGAAAATATGGAAGTATTAAAAGAATCTATTAAATCAATGTTAATACAACAACAAAATATAGTAACTTGTCCCAATTATAATGAATCATGGTTATTGTATCTAGAAAATCATATAAAATATTTAGAAAAAATTCCACAACCAGAACAAAGAAGTCCTGAATGGTACGTATTTAGAAATAATAGATTAACTGCTAGTGATTTTTATAGTGTGATTGATAAAGATGCTGGAGCGAAAATTAATGATTTAATTATGAAAAAATGTGGAGTAGAAAAACCATTCTTAACGAATGATGCTATATTACATGGTGTTAAATTTGAACAATTAGCAACAGAGATATACGAAAAAAGGAATAATTTGAAAATATTAGAATTTGGATGTATTCCACATCCAACTATTCCATTTTTTGGAGCATCACCTGATGGTATTGTAAGTTATGAAAGTGAAAATAAAAATTTTGTAGGAAGGATGTTAGAAATTAAATGCCCTAAATCACGTAAAATTACAGGAATCATTCCACCAGGATATTATGCACAAGTCCAAGGTCAATTGGAGGTATGTGATTTAGAATATTGTGATTTTTTAGAATGTGATTTTCAAAAACATACCTCTAAAGATGAATTCTTCAAAGATACAAATCCTGAAAAAGGTATTATTATTGAATTATATGATACTAAAAAAAATAAAACATTGTATCATTATTCTAAACCTGAACATAATGAAAATAAAGTATTATTTGAAACATGGGCATATGAAATTATTAATAGCATATTTAAACCTGAAAATACCCATTTAGAATATTTAACAACTGTATATTGGTATTTAAATAAATTAAATGTTGTGTTAGTTAAAAGAGATAGAGATTATTTTAATAGTAATTACATTAAAATTAAAAATTTTTGGGATAATGTATTAAAATATAGAAAAATTGGAATAGATAAATTAGAGATTAAACCTGGAAGAGCTAATAAACCTTACAAAGAGAAGGAATTACATTTTCTAGATTAATAAAGATATTCCATAACAATTGAAGGATTAGCAATAATATATTTAGTATTAATATTAATTTTTTCTGATAATATCTCTACTAATTTATAATAAACGTTTCTTAAACAAACAGTATCTGATAATGCGCGGTGTTTTCCTTCTTTAATGTTAAAATAATCTGCTAGATTTTTCAATGAATAACTTCTAAGATTTGGTAATAGTTTTTTTGCCATATTTAAGGTATCTATATATACTAAATGTTTGTATTCAATACTATCATTTGGATTTTTTTTATTATATTTTTTAATAGCATTAATTAGAAATAATTTATCAAATGAATCACAATTATGTGCTACTAAATAAATCTTTTTATTTTTCATATCATAATTAATAAAATTCATAATCTCCTTAATGTGATGATAAATAGTTTCTTCATTTATTAATTCATCTGGATGAATTCCTGTAATTTCTGAAATCTTTTTATCAAATTTAACTTTTGGATTTACTAAATCTGTAATATATGTATTAGATTCATTAATTGGTTCAGTATCATATTCTTCATCTAATTCTTCTTGAATAAATGCATATTCAATAATTTTATTATGATATGGATTTAATCCTGTAGTTTCAAAATCAAAGTATATAAGATCGGATGATTCTAAAGTATATTTTGGAAAGAAATAATCAATTAAAGATGTAAAAGGGTATAAAAATGCTCTCATATTTATATAAATAAATAATTAAATGTTTAAATCAATTTTATAAAATATTAAATAATTAAAATAAACTCAAAAAACCTCCACTTTGTTTAGAAGCACTTCTACGTCTTCGCCTTGGACTACTTGAACGTCTTCGCCTTGGACTACTTGAACGTCTTCGCCTTGGACTACTTGAACGTCTTCGCCTTGGACTACTTGAACGTCTCATTTTTATTCTTTTAGCAGTAGCTCTTGCTTTCGCTCTATGTTTTTTAACGGCTGCATGATGTGCTTTGGAACCTTTTCTACGTGAATGATGTCTTCTTCCTCCACTATGTGTTTTACAATTTATATCTTCTGGATGAATTTGACATAATTCATGTTTAAGTTCAATTAATCTTTTTTCATCAGCGGCCCTTTCATCAGCAGCCTTATATACCTTTTTCATTGCCATTCTTTTTTTTACATCTGGAACTTCTTCTCGTGATGGCATCCATTCACGATTTCTATATGAATTTTCACTTAATAATTTATTCAGTTGAGCCATTTCATGTTGTATTTCTATCATTCTTTTATTATTTATAAGCATAGTATCTTTTCCTAATATTTTACCTACTTCAATTAATTCATTAATACGATCACCACAATATAATTCAACATTACTTCTTTTTTTACTATCTATTTTTAAATCATAATTTTGTCTTCCTTCACTATCACCATATACAGCATCTGTATAAATCTTTAAATCACCATTAATATCCCCTAAATATGGATTTCCGGTTTTATCATTTTTTGATAATAAATCACTATTCAAAAATGATGATATTGGATTACTACAAAGATTTCCAGCATTACATTTTGAAGATACTAGTTTATTATTAACTATTTTACCTAAAACATTAAAATTAAAATTTTTATTACTTACAATTTGACCAATCATAATTCCACTAGGTTCATATCCACCTCCACTCCAAGGCCCTCTTTTGAGAATAGAAGAAACACTTCTCGATGGTGATGGTGAACGTGAATTTTTTTTTGATGGTGAATTTTTTTTGGGTGTTACTTTTTTTAAATTACCTCTTGATGATTTATTTATTTTTCCAACTAGTTTAGGTTGACCACGTATTCCATGTTCTAAAACATATTTATCTTCATAACTACCTATACCAAAACCAGCATCTTTAACCTTAGAACGACTAGATTGAGAAGCACCACCAGTAGAAACACCAATTATATTGCCAAGATTTTTTAATAAGCTATCATGAAATTTTTTTCTTAATTCAGCAAATTTACCATTTCCACTATCAAGATAAATTGGAAAATGAATCATTGTACTAATATTATCTTTATTTAATATATCTGGATTAAGATATATACCAACTTTTTTATTATCAAGATATACTAAAAATCTTTCTAATCCACAAGTTCTAATGTTAATTAATAAAAAGAGTTTTTCTTCTTTTGTTCCTGTATTGATTGTATTTCCATATAAATTTAAATAATTATTAAATTTTTCATCTATATAATTTCCACTTTCAAAAGCTGTTTTTAATTCTTTAGATTCTTTATTATTTGTGAAATTACCACTTCCTAAACATAAATCATCATCCATATCACTATGAACAAACCATCTACAAATTAAATCTTTATTAGATTCTTTAATTCCTTTTGAACCACCATTATATAATTTTCTTGAACGCATTTATAATATTAACATAGAAAAAAAAATGTTTTAAATATAGAAATTAAAAATAAAAATATTTTTAAAATATATCTAAAAGAATGATTGATTATATTAATAATATGGAATTAGATTATGTTACAAAAAGAGATGGAACACGAGAAGAAATACAATTTGATAAAATTTTGAGACGAATTAAAAAATTGTCTGAAAATTTAACTATAAATCCATCTAAAGTGACACAAAAAGTATGTGCACAAATATATCCAGATATTCATACATCAGAAATAGATGAATTAGCTGGTCAAATATGTGCATCTTTATCAACAGAACATCCAGATTATGGTATTTTAGCATCAAAAATAGTTGTATCAAATCATCATAAAAATACATTTCCATCATTTACGGAAAAAATTAAAGCATTATATGATGAAAATTTAATTAGTAAAAAAATATTTAGTATAGTTAAAATACATGGAACAAAATTAAATGATGTAATTGATTATAATCGTGATTTCTTAATAGATTATTTTGGATTTAAAACATTAGAAAAAAGTTATTTAATGAAAATTAATGGAAAAGTCTGCGAAAGACCTCAAGATTTATTTATGAGAGTATCTTTAGGAATTCATTTTAATGATATTAAAGAAGCAATTCTTACTTACAATTATATGAGTAATAAATATTTTACTCATGCTACACCAACATTATTTAATTCGGGTACCCCAAGACCACAATTATCGTCATGTTTTTTATTATCTATGAAAGATGATAGTATTGAAGGCATTTTTTCAACATTAAAAGATTGTGCCTTAATATCAAAATGGGCAGGTGGTATTGGACTTCATGCCCATAATATTCGTTCTAAAAATAGTAAAATACGTGGAACAAATGGTATTTCAAATGGATTAGTTCCTATGTTACGAGTTTTTAATAATACTGCTCGATATGTTGATCAAGGTGGAGGAAAACGTAATGGTTCTATAGCAATATATTTAGAACCATGGCATAAAGATGTATTTGATTGGTTGCTTCTTAGAAAGAATCATGGAAATGAAGAAGATAGAGCACGTGATTTATTTTATGCTTTATGGATATCTGATTTATTTATGGAACGTGTTAAAGAAAATGGGAAATGGACTTTGTTTTGTCCTGATGAAGCACCAGGATTAGCAGATTGTCATGGAGAAGAATTTAAATCATTATATTTGAAATATGAAAATGATGAAAAATATAATGGAAATACAATTGAAGCACGAAAACTATGGTATGCCATATTAGAATCCCAAATTGAGACTGGAACCCCATATATTTGTTATAAAGATGCAGCAAATAATAAATCAAATCAACAAAATTTAGGGACTATAAAATCTAGTAACTTATGTACTGAAATTATAGAATATTCTTCACCAAAAGAATATGCGGTATGTAATTTAGCATCAATTGGTTTATCTAATTTTGTAAATAAAGATACACTAGAATTTAACTATGATGAACTATTGAAAGTAACTGAAGTTATAACTAAAAATTTAAATAAAGTTATTGATATTAACTATTATCCAATTCCTGAATGTGAATATTCCAATAAATTACATCGCCCAATTGGTATTGGTGTTCAAGGTTTAGCGGATGTGTTTGCTATGATGAAACTTCCATTTGATTCTGAAGAAGCTTCAAAAGTTAATAATAATATTTTTGAGACAATTTATTATGCATCTATAAAAACATCTTTAGATATTTCAAAAAAAAGAGAAATACATTTAACCAGAATAAAAGAATTAATGACTTTAATTGGTGAAAATAATAGTGATGATTTATCTGAATTAAAAAAAGAACTATCAAGTTTAAAGAAAATATATAAACCAATAAAAGAAGAATTAAATCGTGATACACATTTAGGTAGTTATTCGAGTTTTATAGGTAGTCCAATGTCTAAAGGATTATTTCAATTTGATTTATGGAATCAAAAAGCGAGTGAACGATATGATTGGGAACTAATTAGATCTGATATAGTAAAACATGGAATAAGAAATAGTTTATTATTAGCACCTATGCCAACAGCATCTACCTCACAAATTTTAGGAAATAATGAATGTATTGAACCATTTACATCAAATATATATTTACGAAGGACATTAGCTGGAGAATTTGTTGTTATCAATAAATATTTAATTCGAGATTTGATAGAATTAGATATATGGAATGAAGATTTAAAAAATTTAATCATTAAACATAATGGTAGTGTTCAAAATATAGATAGTATTCCAGATAATATCAAACTAGTTTATAAAACTGTATGGGAAATTGGAAATAAAACATTAATTAATATGGCTGCAGATAGAGGTAAATACATATGTCAATCACAAAGTTTAAATTTATTTTTAGATAAACCTGATTTTAATAAATTATCTAGTATGCATTTTTATTCTTGGTCTAAAGGATTAAAAACTGGTATTTATTATTTAAGAACCAAACCTGTATCTCAAGCACAACAATTTACTATAGAACCTGAAAAATTTGTTTGTAAAAAAGATGACCCAGATTGTTTAATGTGTGGATCATAAATAAAAAATAATTTAATTATCACTTTCTAAAAATATATTATTTATTTTTATGTTTTAACCCAACATGCTACCTGATATTTAAATCCCATATTACTATTGCTGTCGTAGTATGTTCCATCCTTTTTTTTTCCAAAGTGTTTTATTTTTCCCTTTCCCGCCCGCAAATAATATCCTGGTTGCGGAACGTATTTGGTTGGACCACCGATAATGAATGTAATACCATTACATTCTTCTATTTCATTTGCAGCCAAAATAGCTTCCTCAAAAG